TATAAGAGTTAATGATAACTGTTATCCTGTAGGTGAAATATTTGGTTTAGATATTTACGAGGTGACACATATCAAAACAAAGCAACCTGTATACGTTACAGTGGGAGAACTAGCAAGATGAAAAAAGAAACAAAAGAAGATGCTATGACAACCGCAGATGCAGGTATTCCTGCTGATACTAAAGATATGGGTCCTAGATTAAAAATGGTGAATATGACTGACCGCAGACGAAGAAAGGATAAACTTCCTGTTCTGTTAAAACGGTTCCGGAAGTATATAGAAGATAATGGCTAAAATATATTTATTTTTTATCATTGTTTCTTTATTGGGTGGCGTAGGATATGGTGGCTATAGTTACTATCTTTGGTCACAAGAAACTATTGGCACTCTTAGAGAAAATAATGTAAAATTAAAAACAGCGGCTGAGACTCTACAAAACACTGTTGAGAAGATGGCAGCAGATGCAAAGAAAAACGAACAACTAAATAAAGATTTAACAAAGAGACTACAACAGTCCCAAGAGCACCTTGATAAACTTAGAGGTGTGTTCGCTAAAATTGATTTGACTATGGAGGCATTAACAAATGCACAAGGACTTGAAGACCGAGTTAACAATGCCGTTAACAAACTCATTGGACGTATCAAAGATGAAACTACCCCTCCTTCTGACCGGCCTGCTGATACTGACAGCGTGCGGGGCGAGACTACCGGAGAAGGAAGTAGTAGTAACAACTGAATACCAAGAACAAAATATTCCAATTCAAGAAAGACCTAAGGCTGTAGATTTTCCCCCGGTTGATTGGTTTGTTATTACAGAACAGAATATGGAAGAAAAGATTGCCGAGATTAATTCTAAGACCGGCAATGTTGTTTTGTTTACTATTACGCCAAAAGGTTATGAGAACCTAGCTATTGGGATCGCAGATCTTAGAAGGTATGTTAAGGATCAACAGGCGATTATTGCTTACTATGAAGAGGCATTAACACCAGATAAACCTAAGGAAGAAGTGACCTCTACCGAAGAAAAATAAAAAAAATATTTTTATTTAAATCGCATATATGGCCCGTTCCGAGGTCATAGAAATAATATATACTACTATCAATTCAATAATCAACTATTAACGTCTATTGTACGGATAGGCGCTGTCATTTTTTGTCCAAGAGGTATAATATGCTTAAAGCAGTTCCAAACTATAAAGATACCGACCTAAGAGGTCTAATGTCACAAACAAAATTTTATGAGGGGTATAGTAGATGGGACGAAGACAACGAGCGATATGAATCTTGGGAAGAATCTGTATCACGTGTAATGGATATGCATCGTGATTATTATAAAGATAAAATGACACCCGAACTAAGCCTTCTTATTGATGAAGCAGAAGCATCCTATAAATTAAAATATGCTTTGGGTGCACAACGCGCATTGCAATTTGGTGGCGATCAGTTAATGAAACATCAAATGAGAATGTATAATTGTACTTCTACATATGCCGACCGCCCACGCTTCTTCTCAGAACTATTTTATGTTCTACTATGTGGCGCTGGTGCTGGATTCTCAGTACAATATCATCATGTTGATAAACTACCAGATATTCAAGAACGTAAGAAGCAGGCTAAAGGATGGGTCGTTGAAGACTCAGTAGAGGGATGGGCCGATGCTCTTGGAGCTCTATTGTCATCTTACTTTGTGGGCGGTGGTCAGTTCCCAGAAATGGAAGGTCGTAAAGTCTACTTCGACCTAAATAATGTACGTCCCAAAGGTGCTATGATTAGTGGTGGATTCAAAGCACCTGGACCAGAACCACTACGGAAAGCGTTAGATAAAATTGAACATCTCATTCAGTCTCGAGTCCTTAGTGGGCACAATCGTCTTCGACCTATTGATGTATATGATATTGCCATGCATGCTGCTGATGCTGTGCTTGCTGGTGGTGTTCGTCGTTCTGCAACTATCTGTCTCTTCAGTGCTGAAGATGAAGAAATGGTCTCAGCCAAAACAGGAAATTGGTTCATTGATAATCCTCAGCGCGGCCGTAGCAATAACTCTGCTGTCATTGTTCGTTCCGAGATTACTAGAGAGCAATTCAAGTCAATTATGGGGTCCATCAAAGAGTTCGGTGAGCCCGGATTTTACTTCGTCGAAGATAGAGATTTCACCACTAACCCCTGTGTCGAAATAGGAATGTACCCACAGATTGATGGTAAGTCTGGGTGGCAGGGATGTAACCTAACAGAAATTAATGGAGGTAAATGTACATCATCAGCCGAATTCTATAAAGCATGTAGAGCAGCTGCTATTCTTGGAACATTACAAGCAGGTTATACAAGCTTTAAGTATTTGGATAAAACAACCAAAGATATCTTCGAAAGAGAAGCATTGTTGGGTGTATCTATCACGGGATGGATGAATAACCCGAGTATTCTTTTCGATGAAGAGTTTCAAACAAAAGGAGCTGAAATTGTTAAACAAGTTAATAAAACCGTTGCAGAGCTTATCGGAATTAATGCGGCAGCAAGAACAACGTGTGTTAAGCCTAGTGGAAACGCTTCCGTTCTACTCCAAACGGCGAGCGGTATACATGCTGAGCATTCTCCTCGTTATATCCGTCATATACAACTAAACAAGGATACAGAGGTAGCTCAACTACTTGCTGAATCAAACCCATATATGGTTGAAGAGTCTGTGTGGTCATCTAACAATACAGACTACTGTGTCGGCTTTCCTATTATCTCACCAGAAGGTTCTCTATTCCGTGAAGAACTATATGGCACAGCACTATTGGAGAAAGTAAGACTAGTACAACAGAATTGGGTTGAGGCAGGTACAAACAAAGAATTATGTGCGGATTCTAGGGTCCGCCATAATGTATCCAATACTGTAACTGTAATGCCACACATGTGGTCTCAAGTGGAGGATTATGTATATGACAATCGCGATTCTTTTGCAGGTATATCGTTCTTGGCGGGCTCGGGTGACAAAGACTTTGCACAAGCGCCAATGACCGAAGTATTAACAGAAGACCAAATAGTTGAAAAATATGGTAAGGCGGCATTGTTTGCTTCTGGCCTTATTGTAGACACCCGCAAACAAGGATTTAGAGATCTATGGGACGCAACCATGCAAGCTCAAATGCCAGAGGAATATCGTGGCGAGATCTCAGATCTAAACAAAGAATGGATTCGTAGATTCAAAAAATTTGCCGATAACTACTTTGAAGGTGATCTTAAAGAAACAGAGTATTGCCTTAAAGATGTATTCCTATTACATAAGTGGACTAAGATTCAACAAAACATTAGTCCTGTAGATTTTAAGACACAGCTTTCACAAAAGCGATTTACCGATATAGATACTATGGGTGCGATCGCATGTCAGGGCGGTGCATGCGAAATCACATTCTAGGAGAGCAGATGGAAAAAGAATATTGGGTAGAATGTCATGCCTGTGATGTAGAGACTCAGGTATTAGTAGTCGACGAAGATGAAATACCACAATATTGTCCTATGTGTGGATTTTCTGTTGAATACGAAGAATTAGAAGAGTAGTATAAATAGTCCTGTAGAAATGCAGGACTATTTTTTTATGTGGCTATACAATGATAAAGAGTTTGATGAGACGCCTGAAGAGTATCAGGGCTTTGTCTATATCATAACAGATCTTACAAATAATAAAAAATACTTAGGTAAGAAATTCTTTTGGAAACCCAAGACACTTCCCAAAACAAAAACTCGTAAGAGACGCGTTAAAACGCGCGTAGAAAGCGATTGGCGTACCTACTATGGTAGCAGTAAGGAAGTACAAGAACTAGTAGAAAATAACGGCGTAGAGAGCTTTAAAAGAGAGATTCTAAGGTTATGTAAGACCAAAGGTGAATGCTCATACTTTGAGGCTAAATACCAATTTGACTTGGACGTATTACTTCGCGATGATTTTTATAATGGAATTATAAGTTGTAGAATTCATAAAAATCACGTAAAGGAAATAAAAAATGAATACGAACGAGTATGACGTAGTTCTATTAAAATGTGTAGATGGCGATACTGTAGACGTTGATATTAACTTGGGCTTTGGTGTTTGGTTAAAAGATGAACGTGTACGTATCATGGGCATTGATACACCCGAGAGCAGAACAAGTGATAAAGTAGAAAAGTTATTTGGCACAGCTGCTAAGAATAGACTAAAAGAATTATTAAGTGAGGGTGGCAAACTTATTACCACTGAAGACAAAGATGGTGAAGACATGAAGGGTAAGTTCGGCCGAGTATTGGGAGATTTCTGGGTTGAACGTTATGAAGGTAAACGTGAGAAGGTTACAGACATCATGATTGAAGAAGGCCATGCCGTAGCCTACTTTGGCGGTTCAAAGGAAGAGATCCAAATGAAGCATATGGCCAACAGAGAAAAACTGCTTAGAGAAGGTATTGTAGATAAAGCAGATTATGATAAATTAATGGGTTGACCTTTAAGGCGAACCGGTATATAATAAATTAACATTTGTTGCACCCAGGGAGATATGGGATGATTTTGATTGATTATAATGGTATCGCGGTTTCTAATGTAGTAACACAGAGGCTCGATATTGATGAAAATTTAGTGCGCCATATGATTCTTAATAGTATTCGTATGTATCGTTCTAAGTATAAAAATAAGTATGGTGAGGTTGTCATCTGTTGTGATGGTTTCCAGAACTGGCGCAAAGACTATTATCCACAATATAAGTATAAGCGCAAAGCAGACCGTAAGAAATCCAATATTGATTGGAAAGAGTTGTTTCGTATTACCAATATGGTTCTTGAAGAAATAAAAGAAAATTTTCCATATAAGGTAGTAGAGCATGATAGATGTGAAGCAGATGATATCATTGCTGCTATTGTAGAAGATACTCAAGAGTTTGGTAAGTATGAACCAGTGATGATTATATCTTCGGACAAAGATTTTGCTCAGCTGCAAAAGTATGATAATGTATCTCAGTATTCTCCTATCACAAAGAAAATGATTAAGGAAACACATCCACGCAAACAATTAATGGAATTGATTCTTAAAGGTGATCAGGCGGATGGCATTCCTAATGTATTATCTAATGATGATGTATTTGTGGAAGGCATTCGTCAAACACCTCTTCGTAAGAAAGTTATGGAAGACATAATTGATAAATTATCAACCACCTACAAAGAGCCGTATGGTAAAGATGAAGAGTGGATGCGTAATTATATTCGTAATAAAACATTGATTGATCTTTCAGAAACACCGAAAGACATCAAAACAGAAATTATATATAATTATGATAACCAAGATAAATGGTCTAACAAAGGTAAAGTATTTCCCTACCTAATTGAAAAACAGTGTCGTCTACTAATGGATGACCTACAGGATTTTATTTGAGATGGTAAACAAAACTACATATTATACATTTGAAATTTTAGAAAAGATTTCTACGGCTAAAACAAAAGCCCAAAAAATTAAACTTCTCCAGGAACAAAATGATAACTGGGCTCTAAAGGATCTTCTTAGAGGTACCTTTGATGATGCAGTTCAATGGCTATTACCTCAGGGTAAAGTTCCATATGAACCAGCAACTCCAGAATCACATCCTTCAAACTGGACACAGCATAATAAAAAACTAGCTTATTTTGTTAAGGGCGGTCAAGGTGAACGTATGAGCGTCGTTAAACGAGAAAAGATGTTTTTAGATATTCTCGAGACAGTGCACCCTCGAGATGCAGAACTTCTTGCTGGAATGATCAACAAGAAACTGCCAATTAAAGGTGTCACAAAAAAACTAGTACAGGAGGCTTATCCCGGTTTAATTTTACGTTAACAAATAAGGAGTACTTATGAGTAGAATACAACTAGATAGATTAAGAAACGATTTACTTGAACTTACCAGTTATATGGAAAAAGTCAAACAAAGAGGTAATAAGGATCTTTTATCTAAGTTGAAACGTAAACATGATTTTTTAAAGTCTAAATTGGAAACCACTTAACTAGGAGGAGGGACTGGTGCCAAGCCAGTCCCTTAACACAAATGCCATCATACACAATGATAGATATAGAAACAAACGAAGAACATGAAATGGTTCTGTCTTTGGCAGAGCGAGAAGAATTATTGGCTACAGGAAAGTATAAACAAAAACTTTCTACTGCCAAGTTTGTATCTGATACTACATCTACTCTTCGTAGAGCTGGATCAGAATGGAATAATATGTTAGGTAGAATTAAAAAGAACAATCCTGGAAGCACGATTAATAATTAAATGAAAAGAGTCAAGACTCAGAATAATTCCATGACGGTCAAATTGGATGATCTTCTTCAGTTTGACCCATTAACCAAAAATCAGGAAATTGCTTATAAAGCTTGGGATGAGGGAGACAATTTAGTATTAGCTGGAACTGCGGGTACTGGTAAAACATTTATGGCGTTATATCTTGCATTAGAGGATATGCTTGATAAAGAAACCGAGTGGGATCAGGTTGTCATAATTCGATCAATGGTACCCACAAGAGATATGGGATTTCTGCCAGGAGCCAAAGAAGATAAAGAAGAAGCCTTCACTACACCCTATAGAGCTATCTGTGCTGAATTGTTTGGTGATAAATCATCATATAACAAATTGGTTACATCAAAACAAATAATGTTTGAATCTACATCATTTATTCGCGGGACAACATTTGATAATTCTATTATAATTGTAGATGAAATGCAGAACCTTAATTTTCATGAATTAGATTCTGTAATCACAAGAGTCGGAAGACACTCTAAAATAATTTTTTGCGGTGACTATAAACAAAGTGATTTTAAGTATGATGATGACAAAAACGGTATTATGAAATTTATGCAAATTGTTGAACAATTGAGAAATTTTACAGTCATTAATTTTGGATGGGAAGACATCGTAAGGTCAGACTTTGTAAGAGATTATATTATGACAAAAGAAATGTTAGGCTACTAAGAGGAGAACATGGCTAAGTATTCAAGATTCGATCCACGCAATAAGAAACGTGGCAAGCATAAATCACAATCGGAAAATAAAGACCTACGAATTCGAGAAGTGATAGACCGAGAAGAAAAACAATTGTTAAGTGAAGTAATGTATGATGATGAACATGACTATGATGAATACGAACCCCGATCACTGCACGGATAGTATATTTACAATATTGAATTTGAGATCTCAATGGGAGGAAATCACTCTCGGTAATAGATCTACATATAAATTAATTAATGAAGATAGTACTATTGATACCTTAAAATGGTTTGTCAATAGTGGATCTAAATCTAACCGCTTTCGTAAAAACTTTAAACAGGCATTATCATTGGCTAATGATATAGTTAATTATTATGAAAACTCTAATTTATCAGGTATATGTCGGTAAGCGATCAGCTGTTCACGATCTATGTGTTAATTCTGTTAAAGACTATTCAGAATGTATAGGTTCAGATTACATTTGCCAAACACAGCCGTTACTACGCATAAAACCAAATCCATTCACATCAAATAGATCTGAGAACTCATGGAAACAACATGGTGGGTTTTTGCCTATCTATGAGAAAGAAAATGTATTTAATTACATCTACGATTATGATAGGGTTTGTGTAATTGACAATGACATATGGATTAGACCCGGCACTCCTAATATTTTTAATGAAATAAAAGACGAAGATATTGCGGCTCAGTTTGAAAGAGAACTACCTGCAGATCCATCCTATCGTAAAAGAATAAAGTTATATTCCGAACAGCAGTTGGAACCCCTCAAACAATACGATTGGGATTGGAATGAGAATGGTGGTAATTTCTTTAACTCTGGTGTCGTAATATATAATTCATCAATAAAGGATATTCTCAAGGGCCAGAAAGCAAAAGAGTTTATGGAGAGAGTTGACTTTCAGGACTTTATTGATGGTAAGGGTTTTTGGAAATGGCAGACAGATCAAATCATGTTGAACTATTGGGCCAAGAAAGAAAACCTTAAAGTAAAACATCTTGATTGGAAATGGAATGCTCTATATAATCCATTCTTTGGTGGTGTAGATAAAGACAGAGTCAAAGAAGCCCATTTCGTCCATTTCTTTCAATCTGGTAGATTAGCACAATATGCAAGAGATACTAAAGATCTTTTAGAGTTAGTAAAATGAAAACCTTAATATATCAAGTATACGTTGGCAAACGTAGTAAACTTTATGACTTTTGCACAGAGTCAGTAAAGGCTTATGCTAAACGTATAGGCGCTGATTATCAGGTACAACGGCAACCCATACTTATGATTAAACCCGATCCCTTTATGACCAATCGTAAGGGTAAAACTGGTGGTTGGGAAAAGCTGGGTTATCTTCCAATCTTTGAAAAAGAAAATGCATTTACGTTTTTAAAGACTTATGATAGTATAGCAATTATTGATAGTGACATTTATATTAGAAATAATATGAATGAATCTATCTTTGATCAAATTGGATCAAATGACTTTGCAGGTGTACTAGAAAGAGATTTACCCATTACAAAAGAACATAAGAATAAAATTGTAAATTATTCTCGTATGCAATATCAATCTATCCGTAATGTTAATTGGCAATGGAATGATCGTGGGGCCGCCTTCTATAATATGGGTATGATGGTTATTAACAAATCAATCACTAAATATTTGAATGGTGAAACACCTCAACAATTTTTACGTAGACCAAACTTTAAACCCTTTATTGATGGTGTAGGTCCATGGCAATGGTCTACAGATCAGACTTTACTTAATGTCTGGGTAAAGGAATCCGGAATGAAAACCAAGAACCTAGACTGGACCTGGAATGCTCTTTATACTGCAATTGACGATTCAAGATTATCAGAAGCAAAGTTCATTCATTTTTATTTAAAAGACAAACTACCTGCCAATGGTGAGAATGTCGAACAACTTAGAGGTATTATAAATGATTAAACCTGACCTTACGGCATCAGCAACTAATCTTGAAGAATTTTATGAACAGATCACTGCAGCACAACAGGGATCTCATGGTAAAGAATATACAGAACATCATAAGTCACTTATAGCATGTGCTAATGATCCAGATGTAAATGTTATTAAAGAATTAGGTGTTTGTCAGGGAGCCACCTTTGCGGCACTTATGATGACAAAGCCAAAGAAGCTTATTGGTTATGATATTGCTTCTAGATATATTGATCCCTACAAACATCTATTTGATAAGTATGCTGAGGAACATAACCTTGATTATGAGTTTCATGAAATGAGTAGTCATGACACTAGATCGGTATCTCAGGTTGATATGTTACACATTGATAGTCTTCATACACCAGCACACCTACAACAAGAACTTCGGATGCATGCACCAAAGGTTAGAAAGTATATTGTATTACATGATACAGCTAACTTTAAGGGTTCATCTGGGCTGTTTGTTACTATTGCTAAGTATATTACAGAAATGGAACAACTCTGGAAAGTCCATACACATTATATTCATCGTGTAGGATATACAGTATTGGAACGTGTAAATCGTATTCAACCCGAATGGAAGTAAAATGAAACTTTATGAATACAAAGATCATAATGAATATGTAAATGAACAAACTAGAGCCAATGTTGTAAAGTTACATAAGGTTTGGGTTTCTAAGCAAACTATTATTCTTATCAAATCTTTGGTCAACTATGCATCAAATGTCTTATGTCATGGTACTCGAAATGGCGCTGAACAAAATTATTTTAAAGAAGAGTATCCTGAAGCCAATATAATTGGTACAGAGATAGCATATACGGCAACACAATTTCCAATGACAGTACAACATGACTTTCATGAAGATAGAGAAGAATGGTTTGATAAGTTTGATATTGTTTATAGCAATTCATTTGATCATTCCTATGATCCTACTAAAAGTCTTACGGCCTGGAAAAAACAAATTAATGATTCAGGAAAAATTTTTATTGAACTTATGACAGGCGATGATCAAAAGTCAAAGAGTACAGATCCATTAGAAATATCAGAAAGTGAATTTGCGGCTTTATGTGTTGAAATTGATTTGAAAATAGAAGGTACATATAGAACAATAGGCGGTGAAGGTCGTCATTCTATTCTATATCAATTGTCAAAATGAAAGTCCAAATAATCTATATTGATACCGAGAAGTCAAAAAAACAGGCCCAGACTTCTTTAAAGTCATTTAAGATGTATGGCTGGGATGCAGAGTTATATGAAGGTATTACTCCTTCTACTTTAGATGAAAATGACTTTCCCTATAAAGATCTAAAGGATGGTAGATTAGAAGCCTTTAAATATAATGAGCCACATAAGTATCCCATAAAGAAAAGTTGTCTATTTAATAATTTAAAATTTGCTGAGAGAGTTATAGAAGCAAATGAACCAATGGTGTTTGCAGAACATGACTCTCTTTGCATTAGTAAACCTGAAGAATATTTCTTTACCGATTATTTGTTTTTATCTTTTGAGTATGCCTTTAGTCCCCCCACAGCATTAGCCAAAGAACCCTTTCTAAGTTATAAAACACCCTTTGGTATTGGTATATCCGATTTTCCTGGTGATTACCCGTTGCGTTATTATAGAGATACATTATATAATAATCATATTATGAGTCCGGGTACAGCATGTTATGCTTTATCTCCTACAGGTGCAAGAAAGATATTGGCCGCAGCAGAACGTAATGGTTTGGAACAATCTGATTTTATTTACAATTCATATAATGTTTCAATGCAATATGTTAATCCAAGTCCCGTCAGATATCAAAAAGAAAACCTCAATACATCACATGTGATAATATGAAAACATATGCTATAGTCATAAAAGATTCTGAAGTATCGGAATTTGGATACAATAACCTTTTAACTAGTTCAAAAAAGGTTAAAAACGATTTTGAAGTAAATCGATTTGATGCTATAGTTCCAAAAGACGTTGATAAACTTCTTATGATATATGGATTAAAATGGAACTATCCATGGAGTGGTGAAGTCATAGACATGCAATCCGGTTTGGTTAAAAGAGCATATGTTACCGCAAATCCTAAAGCAAGAATAGCATGTGCTCTTAGTCACTATACATTATGGAAAAAAGCGTCTATGATGGATGAACCTATTTTGATTATGGAACATGATGCATATTTTCAAAATAAAATAGATTTTGATCCTAAAGAATGTAAGGGTAACATAATTGGAATTAATAATCCTTTGGGTTGTACTCGCAGGGCCAATCTTTATTATGAATCAATTTTATCTAAGCAAGATAAATTTCAATTGGTACCATATATTGATGATCAAAAGATACCTCAAGGCCTAGCCGGAAATTCATCATATATAATTAACAGAAAAGGCGCAGAAGATATGTTAAAATTGGTTAACGAATATGGTCTGTGGCCCAATGATGCTTTGATGTGTCGCCAACTAGTGCAGGGGTTATATGTCACTAGAAAATTTTATACTCATATTCAAAATCTAAAGAGCACCACAACGCTATGAAAAACTACGTAATTACAATTATGGATAATCCCAATTCTGTAGAGGTGGCCGAAAGATGTATTTCTTCGGGGCAACGTTTTGGTATGCCCATAGAAAAGTTTGAGGCCATAACTCCTAAATCTGATTTGACGGAATTAATGGCAAAGGAAAAAATAAAAAAGGAAGGTTTTGAAGAGCGCTGGTCACGTATGCCAGAATGTATGTCAGCATTTATGTCACACTATAGTTTGTGGAAAAAATCTGTAGAATTAAATGAAGAGATTACCATATTTGAACATGATGCTGTTATTATGGATCCTATACCATACATAAATGATTATAGAGGTTGTATATCTTTTGGTAGACCTTCTTATGGTAGATATAATAATCCTCCCAGTCTTGGAGTCAATGGTTTAATTTCTAAACCCTACTTTCCGGGAGCTCATGCATATAGAGTCAAACCTAACATAGCACAATTACTTATTGACGAAGCAAAGTATCATGCTCGTCCTACTGATGTATTTTTAAACATAAACACCTTTCCATTTTTAGAAGAATATTATCCATGGCCAGTAGAGGCCCATGATTCCTTTACGACCATACAAAATGAAAATGGAATTCAAGCCAAACATAATTATGTAAAATTAAAAGATAAGTATGAGATCATTTAATGTTGATACCAAAACAAATTGAACACTACCTTGATGTACCAGGGTTTAATAATCCTAAACATTTAGACGCACTAGCAGAAACCGCAAGTAGCATTCAACCCGGATCGAGAGTATTAGAAATAGGCCCCGCGTTTGGTTGTTCTACTTGGGTGTTGATGACAAATCTACAAAAGGGGGTTGAGTTACATACATGTGATACATTTGGTATGAACCACCCAGCTCTTAAACAAAGACATTATAATGGTGTTATGGCAAAGCATGGGCACAATTCAGCCATATCATATGCTATGAATCTTTACCTCGAAAAAGATCACAGAACATTGTTTAATCATAATGTCAATCAACATCCAAGGCGTTATGAAGTACTTAAAGAAATTCATGCATATCCCAGCTTGGAATTATTAGCTAAAGATACTAATTGGGATATGGTCTACATTGATGGTCTACATTCATATGAAAATGTATCAGCTGAATTAAACTTCTTGAAGGATGTACCACTTCTATGTGGTGATGATTATCATCCCGCACATCCCGGTACCATGCAGGCCATTGATGAGTTTGTTGCTAAAAGAAAATTAAAATTAGTACATCACGAATTTGATACTGGTTCAGGATTTTGGAAGATTGATAATGCATAAAAAATTATTCATAACGGGATGTGATAAGAAAACAAGATGGATGTTACCTTGGTTTGAACAAAACTTTAGGAAACATAATCCCGATGCTTTGTTACATGTATATGATTTTGATAAAGAATTTTTATCCGAAAGTCATTGGTTTAAAAAACCAGCCGCCATGTTGGATGCTACAAGACGTGCTCATAAGGTTTGTTGGCTGGATACAGATTGTCAGGTTAAAGATAATATTGAAAACATATTTGAATATACTTTACCAAATAAATTGTGTATGGTAGAAGATGTTCCGTGGTCTATACGTAGAGGAGAGACTTGGCACAACTCAGGGGTAGTAGCATTTCAAAACAGGCCTATTATATTACGAGAATGGGTTAAGCAGATAAAGAATGTAACTGATACAACCAATCCTATGTTTGGAGATCAAGATGTACTTCATGCCATTCTCAGACAGGAAATGAATAGGTTAATATATATTAGAGATCTTCCAAGAAAATTTAACACACTCAGATTAGATTTGCTTGATAAGTCTGCTCCCGAAAAAATTAGTATCATGCACTGGACTGGTGCAAAAGGTAAAGAATATATTAGAGAAATGATTAATGTCTAGAGTTGCTCATATTATCGGTAATGGTGATAACCATTCTTTATATAAACCCGCTAAGGGCATTAAGATTACTTGTAATCTACCACCACAGGAAATTGCAAACACATATGCAAGCTGCATTGTAGATTTTAAAATGTGCCATGCCCTCACTGAAGGTTCTGTGCAGATTCCTGGAAATTGGGTTATGGGATATAGACCCAAGATTTGGTATGAACAAAACAAGGGTAATTTTAAGATGAGGTTTGGTCATAAGATCAGAGAGTTCTATACCGTATTGCCTGAATATGCGGGTAACTATACAAATCTTAATTGTGGTCATTTCGCCGCGCACTATACAGCAAATAAACTGAGAGCCGACGAAATACATCTATACGGCTTCGATTCTTTGTTTGATATGAATTTAAGAAGTACCACTGATTTTATAATTAATTCAGATCGTGGAGCTACTAATAACGTGAGACTTAATGATCGTTGGCGACCTATCTGGAAAAGTATCTTTGAAGAATTTAAAAATACTCAATGGGTACTACATCACAATCATCCTAACCTTAAATTTCCAAAAGGTGATAATGTAGAAATAAAAGTGCATTGACCCCGTTGACATTTGATTTCAGATGAACTATATTACTAATATAGAAGGAGAATCAAATGAAAACATTTACTATCATCATCTCAGAAGAACAACTATCTCAATTACAATCTGCTTTATGCGCAGATATCTTCTATACAGAAGAAGGTAATTATCTTATCGGTATGATTCAGGATGTTCTAGATCAAAAAGAAGAAGATATCATCAACGATTTTACATCTTAGGATAATAAATTGTTAGTCTTAGAATTCCAAACCAAAACAGCAAAGTATCGGCAGAAGGCTATTCAGCAGGCTGTCGATTTTGCTTTCTGTGAACTTATGCCTCGGGTTAGAAAGCCGATTTATATAAATATTCGTACGATACGTAAGTTAGCAGAAAAGCAAGGAGTTTACGGCGACTGTATGGATGAAGGAGATCGTGAGTTTACGATCCGCATCGATGTATCTCTTCCCCTAGATGAAATGATATCAACAATTCTCCATGAGATGGTTCATGTGTGGCAGTACGTCTCTAAACGTATGATCCAAAATTGGGTACATGAGGTACGATTTGCAAAGCAGGTGTATAGTTCTGATATGCCGTATGATGATCGCCCCTGGGAAATAGAAGCGCATCGTGTAGAGAAAGAATTAAAGGAAAAATGGGATGGACTTAGACGGTATTGAAAAAGCATGTATTGATATATGCGATGACAATCCTAATATGCTTATACCATGGTATTTAATGGCAGCCTATGCTTATTATGTTGAAGATGATCCAATATTGAGTGATAATAGGTTTGATCAAATGGCAAAACGTATTTTGCATGTTTGGGATGATATAACACATATGCATAAAGAGTGTCTCACTCAAGATATGTTAAAGGCAGGAACATTTATTGGTGATTACCCCTCACGTATTAAAGGAGCATTGGATGACCTCAGACACGCCTACCGATGACCCTATTGACGGAATTGATTTGAACAACTTAGGTGGATGGACTAGTTATGACAGTAGTAGAATGCGCGAGAAGAATAATGGAGAAGGATTGGGAGGGGATTCAGGAGATCGATATCAAAACTCTTGGGTACGCCTTGGTGATGGTTGAAGCCGTAAAAAAAAGTTAATTTATTTTGAAAATAACCGTTGACATTTCTGGATAGATGCCTTATATTATTAATATAGGATGAAGGAGAATGAAAATGGTTTTTACTTTTGCAAATGAACTGATCTCAGATCTTCATAAAGATGCTTATGGTTTTCGCCCATCTCAACGTTTCTTTGATGATTGGAAATCATATTCTGACGAAGAGAAGCAAGAGGTTTGGGATGCTTTGATTCATACGATGGAGTATAATCAAAAAGAAGAAGCTCGTCATGAAGCTGATAACCTAAATAAGTTTCGTGAAACGGTTCGTAAAGTAATGAATACATGTGGTGTAGCATGGAACGACGCTATTGATTATCTTTGGGATGCCGAAGATGATACTACTGATTTTGATTATTTCCTTTGGAATTATGGAATTGGTTATAACGATCGTCGCAATATACGTAAGCTATATGAGGAGGCTGCACAATGATGTTAAGTGGTGATCTGCAGGGAGCAATGGTTTTACATATTCTTGAGAAAGGATGGCATCAGCCTTTCGTTGATGGTAAAGCCAATGAATATCAAATAGAAGAAGCTATTACGGTTGGTTTGTATCAAGGAGACATACCTCCTTTAGATCAAGATGACGTTGATGTCATAATCTCTCTGGTAAATGATTTAATTAAAAATTATGGTACAGTATGAAAAAAATTATATTAAAAGGCAATGCTCATTGGTTTGAGGCTTTTTCTAAACCCATAACAGCATTTAAAGCATTGCCTAAATGGTATAAAGATACTAAGATTGATGGACCAATTAAACAGGCAATGTTTAACACCAGAAATGATGGCACATTGAAAAAATGTGTTCCATTTCTAGATGCAATGACTGCGGGGTATGTTATTACGGCTGCTCAGGATTTTGGTATTAAATTATATTATGATAAGGAAGGAAAACATAATTGGCATTCTGAAAGCCCTGCACCAACTCTTCCACAGATTATTTCTTCTCATACATCACCTCAATTGGGGCCGTATTGGAAACCGTTTAAGGATTTTGTGACCTTAAAATATGATAATCCATATGTATTAAACACACCTCCTGGGTATAGTTTGCTCTATACACCTTTACTAAATAATTTTGAATTACAAAATAAAGGCATTCATTTTTTATCTGGTATAGTTGATGCTGACAGGTTCCCCATTGCTGTTGCGCTACCTTTTATTTGTACTAATTTTGATGATGAAATAATAGTAGAAAAAGGTACACCATTGGTTCAGGCAATTCCCATTAAAAAAGAAAATTGGGTTATGTCAGAGGCTATTATGGATTCTAATGAATATGAATCTAACTACAATAAATTAACCACAAAATTTAGGGATGCTTATAAAAATATGTTTTGGAATCAAAGCAAATATAGATAGGAAAGAAAATGTTTAAATTCATTATACCATTACTTTTAGTTGCAGGGTCGGCCGCGGCAGATAATGTTGATCGCATTAAGATCTATGACCATACAACAACTGTTGTTACTCAAATCCCTACTACTCAGACCCGTTGTCAGAATGTAGAAGTACCAATCTATCAAGAAGTGCAGAGACAAGGTGATGCAGCTGGTGGTGCGTTAGCCGGTATGATTATTGGTGGTCTTCTTGGCAAAGGGGTTTCTGGTAATGATGATGGAGCTGCTGCAGGTGCTGTGATTGGTGGTCTTATAGGGGCTGACAAAGGCTCTAAGCCTAAGACAGAGCGGCGAATAGTTGGATATGAGACTCAACGTCAATGTAGTGAAGTTGTTGTATATGTGGATGAGAAAGAAGAGCGTTACAGCCACTCTACAATTCGTTTCTATCTGAATGGTAAGCGTTATGTATTGGAATTTATAAAATAGGAGTTTATTATGGGTTTTGTAATTTTACTAACATTGTTTGCATATGATAATCAAGAGTTCTTAGAAATGGAAAAAGCTAAACGAGCTGAAGGTTATACGTGGCAACAAATCGAAGGCGGTTGTCGTGAACCATATCCTGGTTTTGTTGAGGGCAAGGATTATATTTCACAGGGGAAAACTGATACACATCCAGGATATGTTTGTCATCAGTTAACCAAATAATGGCTTGGTTATTGATATTCATGACATACTGGGATGGTCAGATTATGACAGTTGGTAATGGTGTGTTTGAAACTCATATAGAATGTTTTGCTGAACGTGAAAAGCTCAGTACCGAGGTTGGTGGTATGAATGGATACTTTCCACCTAACATGCAAGCCATATGTATGAAGATAGAGTTGAAAAAAGATTCTATATAGGTTATAATGATTCCGTAGCTCAACTGGATAGAGCAACTGACTTCTAATCAGTAGGTTGAGGGTTCGAGTCCTTCCGGAATCACCAGATAAAGGTAACGATATGCAACTAAGTTGGGAAAAAATTAGAGATCCAGAAACATGTGAATTATATCATGTTATGTGGGATCCTATTATATCAAAAGAAGTTGCATCAATACATAAGGTAAAATTTAAAAAACCTTATCAAGTAAAAATATTAGATAGAGTACCTTGGCATCGTAAAACACTTAAACAGGCTAAAGCAGATTGTGAATGGATATATGGCAACACAAAATAGTTTTATGATCTTTGGTCTACAACGATCTGGTACAACATTTCTTGAAAAACTTATTACATATAACTATGATGCTACGGTTGCCAACGGATCTATATGGAAACATCAGTTAGAAGTTCCGGATAGTGATATACCATCTGTAGCAATTATTAAATCTCCATATACATGGGTTGAGTCTATAGCATGGCGTGAACCAGCAGACATTGCAAAAACATATCCTGAGGTTACAGAACCCGGAAAAATAATGATAGACAATTCTTATGGTGAATGTATCTTAAATCTTCATAATTTAATAAACCTATATTGCAAATGGTTTAATAATTGGTATGAATCAGCCACACATTTTTTTAGATATGAAGATCTTCTGGTTGCTCAAGACCAACAAATCCAATTGGGTCGTTTAGATTTTGTAAGACCTTATGATGATTGGGAGGCTCCTGCATATGGAAGCCTGTTTATGTCTGAAGGATTTAAGGGTGAAGATCTTTTTTATTATAAAAGCCAAACGCCCAAACATCTCACAGACAACCACATTGATATTATAAATGATGTCTTGGGGAATGATTTTTTTAACGAGACTAAGTATAAGAGGATAAGATGACACAAGTTCTAGTATATAACACAGGACCTGGAACTGAATTCCAGAGAGTTATGATTGGCGAGACGACTCTAGAAATGGCACTCCGAAACTACCTAGATCAGGATCCTGAGCTAAGAGAAACCAAAAAAGCTGAATTTGAAGCTAATGGCCGCGCAATATTTAACCGTACTGCTGAAGAATATGAAATAGAATTAAAAGAAAATTCTTAAAAAATTATAACCCATTGATTTTAAACGAAAACAAAATGCACTTTTCTGCACTTTTTTTCGTGTGCCCGGGGTGAAATCTCTGAAATAATCATTATATTAATAATATAAGATGAAGGAGATCAAAATGGAAATCATCGTAAAACATATGGATCGTAACGAAGTAACAGGTGATATGGAAGGATATACATCTGTAGCGAAGGTTGATGTATCTGATTTTGTTAATCATGGTACCAATGAAATGTTGGAGTATGCATTCCGTTGGACTAACAACGTAATGGGTAGCTGGTCTAAGAAGATTGGTGAAGATGCTAATGATGATGTAACAGTTCTTGTTGAGCGTGAAGATGGTTTGGGACTTCGTTCTACATCAGTATTTGATCGTATGGAGCTTGACGGTGTTGAGTACGAAGTTGGTATGGTAGGATTCAAGGAGGTAGCATAATGTCTATTAAAGTAATGCATGAGCAAAAAGAAAATCGTCGGACTGGCAACATAGAAGGTGAGACAATTTATTTTGAATCATCAGGCTGGTGGGGTAGTGGTCCTATCTCATTCCGCCGTAGATATGGTTCTTGGTCAATGTCTACAACATCAGGTGGTCAAAGCCAAGGCATTGATGTTCTTGATCAGATTCGTGAAATGAAAGCAATGTTAGATTATGCCGAATCAGCTATCTTAGAGTATCGTGCAGTTGAGCAAGAGTATGACGGTCTGGAGATCGTGGAGTAATGAGATATGTTGAATTCGAAGGAGAAGAATATGATGCTCGGCATGGAGGTCCTTTTGATCGCGGATCGGCTGATTCGTATTATGGTCGTCGCTTTGATCCTCATTTTTTTATCGGCGCAACTAATACTACACCTCGCGTAGATAGATCGGGAATGTCTGATCGTCAAGTGGAGGAGTATTATAAGGGTTATGCTTATAATGAATCCACTGGAGATAAAAAGGATTGGGGATGAAGTTCGTTCATGATAACCAGCCAGATAAGGTATACTATATCACCGAGTCTTGGCATGGTGGCGGAGCAACAATGAAAGAACACTTTAACGGTTGCTTTCGTACTAAAATTGAGTTAAACTCTAATGAGTATAAAAAAATGTTAGAAAGGTTGGCTGAGAATGGCTGGAAAGAATCTATTCGCTAGTGAGTTGAAAAAAGAGCTTACAAAGTTTCGTAATGCGGAAAAGCGTAAGCAGGCTACCTTTATGAAGAAACAGGCTCGTCAGGCTAAAGTAAAGCGTGAGGATCGTTCTATGCTTCGTAAAGAAGAGATGCATTGGACTGATGCATCTAAGTATGCTAAACAATATTATGGAGAGACCTTCTATGAAACAACAAGACATGATAACGATTGGGATTAAGGCAATAGGTGTTATTGCCTTAATTGGATTTGGGGTTTGGTATACAATACATGTATGGTCAGATTGTCTTCAAGAAAATTCTTTTTTAACATGTGGAAGGATGTTGTATAAATGAGTGATACTCGGCAACTAGAAATGAAATTGCATGAGCAGGCTGATCAGATTGGTTACCTGCGTCATGAAGTAGCTAAGCTAAAGCAACAGCTTGAAAAGAGTGATGCTATTCTTAAGAATCTCTGTGAAAGGTTATATGTGCAGGGATGACCGGAATTTTTTATGATACAAAGGAAATGGAAATGATTTTACAAGAACAAGAGGACGGTACTATGACATATGATCGTAGCTGGATGATTCAGGAATTGCATAAGCGGGTCTGTCGTGTAATCTTTACTAAGGTTAATGGTGAAACGCGGGATATGCAATGCACTCTAATGGAATCAGCATTAACCACTGCTGGTGATAAACATGATCCTAAACGCCAGCGCAATGAAGATACAATTGCTGTTTGGGATACTCTAAAATGTGAATGGCGTTCATTCCGTGTAGATCGCGTAATTTCATTTACATAAATATAATCATGTTTGATATAATTTGGATACTTTTCGCTGCGGCTTCTTTCTGTTCCTTTATGATCGGTAGATCATGGAGTAATAGATTTCCGCCCGAATTCATCATTGAGAATACTATAGAGTATTTAATCGCCGAAGGCTATATACATGCCGAACGAACCGAAGATGGCGAATGGGAAATAAGTAAAGTAGATTAATGAAAAAACTTGCAATTGTCGGTAAAGGCACCATTGGCTGCCTTGCCATTAATTATTTTTTACAACGTACTGATTGGCATATTGATTGGATATTTGATAGTAGTATTCCTACTACATCAGTTGGCGAAGGAACTACATTAGCAGTTGCAAAACTTTTACAAACATTTGATTGGACCAATAATGCTATGTCGGAATTTAATGCGGTTCCTAAATTAGGCATTTATAAAAAAAATTGGACTGAGGAAACGTTTTCACACTCTTTTCCTTTTGGTGAATTTGGTATCCACATGTCCGCAGTTGATCTCCAAAATAAGATATATGATTTTGTAAAAACCTCACCACGCATTAATATTATTAACATGTATGTAGAGAATCCAAATGATCTTGACGCTGATCATGTAATGATTTGTTCTGGCTCTCCTAAAGATTATAGTGATTATACACCACTTGATCATGTATCGGTTGACAGTTGTTTTGTGACACAGTGTTATTGGGATCGCCCAGAATTTATGGAAACATTAACTATAGCCCGGCCCTATGGTTGGGTGTTTGGCATCCCCATACAGAATAGATGTTCTATTGGTTATCTTTATAATTCTAATTATACTTCTCTGTCAAATATAAAGAAGGATGTACAAAGTGTATTTGAAGATTTTGGTTTGACACCAAGTGATACTACAAATCATATACAATTTAAAAGTTATTATAAAAATAATAATTTTTCAAATAAAGTTGTATATAACGGCAATGCATCATTTTTTGTAGAACCATTAGAAGCAACAACGTCAGCTTCAGCCATTAAGATAATGAATACAGCATTAAATTTATGGCACGGTGTGTTTCCATCCGAGTTTGCACAGAACCTATATGAAAATGAAATTAATGCCGTTGAGTCAATCATATGCATGCATTATATGTCAGGCTCTACATTTAAAAACGATTTCTGGAATGACGCAAAAAAACGTTCCACACAAAAATTACAAAAAGATTTTAAAGAAGGATCTGAGTTTAGTAACATAGTCAAATTGGTTACCAAAGAAAATATAGATCATATGGAGATGATGAACATTGAACTTGGTACATGGGAAGCCCAAAGTTATAAATTTAACATTGAAAGACTTGGTATCAAAGACACTTTAATTGAAATGGCTAAAAATAATTCGTGACATTTGTTTCGTTTGATGTTATAATAAATTATATGTTGGAGGATACAAATGGTCAAACCTTTAAAGAAGAAAAGAGTTCTCACACCAAAGCAAAAAGAAGAGTTGACACTTCGTTTGGAAAAAGCACGGGCAGCTAAGGGCCCCGCTAAGAATGTCAGCGTACATGAATCCATTAGAGATCTGACTGATGATCATCCATTATCACCTAAGAAGGTTCGTAAATGGATTAAGGATCAGCAATTGAAACTTCGGGCCATGAAGGCGTTGAAGAATTCTAATGACCGTAAGGAAAAAGCTGCATATCATGTTGAAGAAGGTTATCTACATAATATGCAGGCCTATATTAGAACTGGTATCTGGCTTGATAATAGAGCAGGCGCTGATAGAGAACAAAAAGTAAAATTACGTTGTACACATTTAGCTTATGATAAGAATGGCAATGTAAAAAGAACATTAGGCGTCTACTATCCTGATTTAGGAGGTGAGTGGACTTTAGAAATGGAATTAGGAAATAATGCAGGAAGAAAGATTTCTAACAAAGGCAAGGTTCACAAAGCTCGTAGAAAGAATCGTAAAAGAGCATAAGTCATCTTACATGGATGCAATCATACATGTTTGTGATGATGTTGATTTAGATCTAGAGGATGTTAGAAAATACATAGCCCCAGCCATAAAAGACAAACTTGAAGCTGAGGCTATGAATTTAAATTTTTTACCAAAAGGCAACACTTTGCCGATTGACTAATACTATATAATTCTTTATAATGATATAGTGGACAATAAAATACACAAAGATATACAATTAATATACGGAGAATACATATGAGTTTTGCAGCACTAAAACGTAACCGCACAGACCTTTCGGCTTTAGTAGAAGCAGCAGGTAATGCAGGTCCAGAAGAACAGAAGAAGCATAATGTTACTGATGATCGTTTCTGGCAACCAACTCGAGATAAGGCTGGTAATGGTTATGCTGTAATTCGTTTCCTTCCTGGAGACGCAGAAGCACCTACTCCTTGGGTGCGTTACTGGGACCATTTCTTTAAGGGCCCAACAGGTCAATGGTATGTAGAGAAATCTCTTACATCTATTGGTCAAGCCGATCCATTAGCAGAGATGAACTCTAAGCTTTGGAACCAAGATGGTTCAGAAGAAGCAAAGCGGACAGTTCGTGAACGTAAACGTAACCTACGTTATGTTGCTAATGTGTTGATTATCTCAGATCCATCTGCACCAGAGAATGAGGGTAAAGTAATGCTCTATCGCTTTGGTAAAAAGATCTTTGATAAGATTATGGATACAATGCAACCTCAGTTCCCTGACGAGAAACCTATCAATCCATTTGATATGTGGGAAGGGGCTGACTTTACATTGAAGATTCGTAAGGTAGAAGGTTATCCGAATTATGATACATCCGCCTTTAAGTCTGCATCAGCCATTCCTGGTAGTGATGAAGAACTAGAAGCAATCTATAATCAACAACATGATCTATCAGAGTGGACAGATCCTAAGAACTATAAGACATATGATGAATTGCAATCTCGTCTGGCTGTGGTATTAGGTGAGTCTTCTACTCCAATGACAGCAAAGGTCATGGAGAGCCTAGACGATATTGATTCTATTCCGGGCTTTGATTCTCGTCCAGCTCCTACAGCAGCTACAGCACCCGAACCAACTATTCGTACGGCTGAGTCTTCTATGGAAGAGGATGATACAATGAGTTATTTCGCTAAGCTGGCAGCGGAAGACTAAGAAAATGGATATACAAGGGGCTTCAAAGAATATGCCGTTTAATACGATCTATCCAAACTCGGAGAATATTCCGCCCCCTGTATATCCTACCAAAGAAGCCAAAAGAGTTGTTGAGCCGTCTACTCGTGCTTCGATTAATATGGATGTTTTGAAAAAGTATTATGAAGCAAAAGACAGAATGACGGAAACTATTAATGATGAAAGATTACAGAAATACCTTAATGCTGCGGAATATCGCCCAGGGGATGTTGTAGATATTGAGGTATAGAAACCCATCCCTGCAGTCTGCAGCTCAGGAATGGTCGGTGAGTCGCTGGTACCGATTGGAAAGCTAGCCGGGTGCTGTACTGCGAAACGAACAGATAGAAAGGGCGTCACCTAGGAAGGGCGCCCTTTTGATTTAATTATTAACTGTAAGATCGTTTGTTACGGTCGTAACGTTTTGAGGTGGAAGTGGGGGTATATCACTGCCTCCACCTGATGCAGAACCATTTACAGTATTGGTATCTCCACCATTAAAGATATAGGTATCACCGGATTGAGTAATTGTTCCACCTTCTATGAGTCTTGAAACAATATCATTTACGGCTCCGCGTTCTGCATAGGCTTGAGTACCTATTCTGGTTTTTCCAC